CAAGAGGTCTGTAAACTATGTGAATACCTCAGACTATAAGTGATTGGTGTGTGATAGCTTATATGTATGAGTAGTATTGCATTGGAATAACATAGTATCCAACTATATAACATGTTTATAACTTGTCCGTGTGTCTATTCATACAGATTAAATTCGATTACACGGATTACACTCGCGTTCTAGTGCATTGGCTAGTGATAGCCTATACAATGTGCCAAACACTGAGTGATACACACTATATGTATGAAAAGACATGTACCGGTCGTTTTATTAGTGAAAACACTCAAATGGTAGGTGTACCCATGATTACTCAAAAACCAAATAACTTTCTGCGTATCACCAAACTGATTACTCAAAATATTTTCAGATTTCAAAATACTCCAACTTTTATACCGAAAAAATACTAAAATCAAAAATTCTAAAATACTAGCACTTGACATACTTATAACCCTGGTATATATTATACTATATCTATATAATAGTCTAGCATGACCTGGTGAAACAATGACAAGCCTAACTGGACTAGAGGCCAAGCAAGCAGAGCACGGCGCCACCCTAAACTACCAAGGCGTGCCAGCCGATGCTAAGGTGGCTCGTCAACAAGCCGAGCTTATGCTCCGCCGTCACACCATCCAGGAGCACTGGCTCCAAGGCCGCCGAGTCTCTGAAATTGCCATAACGATGGATCTCTCTATAGCCCAAGTAGCCTCCGATCTCAAGCGTATCCGCGAAGATTTATACTCCGAGAATAAAGCCAGTCTCCAAGAACATGCCGAGCAAACAGTAGCCATACTCAGAAAAGCTCTTGGCCACCTATGGGACATGTTTGCCGAACTAAGCTATGATGCATCAGACGTATCCAACAATCTTAAAATCCTAGAGCAGATTAGAAAAACTGAGGAAACCGTGGCCAAGGTCCGTGGCCTTCTAACCAGCCGAGTCATTGCAGACGTTATGCACCACGTCAAGATGTACGACTTCGAAGACACTTTGCCACCAGCCCCCCAAGATAAGCAACTCAGCATAGTAGGCGAGACTGGTACCATTATTGAGCATGATCCAGTCCCAGCCGAAGTACTCAAAGATATTCAGCCGCCACCTCCAGCTAGCCCAGGCAAAGAATCCGAGCGTCCTGACTTTGACGACATACCCAGCAAGAAGTCTGTACTATTACCCAACGGCGTACTCATAGACCTTTAGTTTTTGGAGGACTGATATAATGGAACAAGCAACTTATAGTATTGAGGATAGGTTAACCACCCTCACAGACAAAGAGCTTGATATATTTGCTTTAGCCGCAAGGGGCTATGATAATCCAACCATAGCTAATATAGCTAATTTTAGTAAGTCAGCAGTGTCCGGAACACTCCAACGTACATATAGAAAATTAGGCATAGATGCCTTAAATAAATGCAACCCGAGAGTAATGGGCGCACTTATCTACTGGAACATCATAGACGCACCTGAGCCCAATTAAAAGATTATGGTACAACGAGCTACCCAGACCCAATATGACCTAGACACCAGTCGCATACCAGCACAGCGCGAGTTCATGCAGGCCACCGAGAGGGAGGTCTTATACTCCGGCGCCTTCGGTGCTGGCAAATCCCGTATCGGCGACGAAAAAGGGTATTATCTGTCCGTCAAATATCCCCAGAACCGTGGTCTAATCTGTCGCAAAAAGTACACTGACCTTAGAGATACCACCCTAGATACTTGGCGCCGATACGTCTGCCCAGAAGAGGCCGTAGAAAGCTATAACAAACAAGAACACCTCATGGTTCTCAAAAACGGCTCCGAAGTATTATTCTACGGCCTAGACCAATGGTCCAAGGTAGGCAGTCTAGAAGTTGGCTGGATATTCGTAGACGAGGTGATTGAATTCACCGAAGAAGATTGGCTTATGCTTCTAGGCCGACTCAGGCATCCCCTTACACCGTTTCACCAAATCTTTGCAGCCACTAACCCAGGCGACCCCACCCATTGGGTATATAAAAGATTCTATGAGAACCAAGAGCTCAAGCGCAAAGGGATCACTAAGGTCTTAGAGTCCAACTCACTCCAAAATCCCTTTACCCCACAAGCCTACCGAGACCACTTAGATGCCTCTATGACAGGCCGATACCGCGAAAGATTCGTAGAAGGCAAGTGGATTTCCTTTGAAGGAATAGTATACGATGTTTGGGACCCTTCTCACCACATACTCCAACGCGACACAACCAATTACAACCTAACAGGCGACCCTAACTCGCCAATACCAGATGATTGGGAGCGCTTCCGAGTCATAGACTTCGGGTTTACCAACCCATTCGTCTGTTTATGGGCAGCCTCAGCAACCCACCGCTATGAAGGTCCAGCCGGCCGACAAGACCGCATACCTATCCCATTCAACGAGCGTGTATTCATAATCTACAAAGAAATCTACTACTCAGGCCGCACCGCCTCCGAACATGTCAAACAAATCACAGGTCACTCTACAGGCGAGACCTACAGAGCTAACTTTGCAGACTGGGATGCCGGAGACCGCGCAGATTTAGAGCAAGGTGGAGTCCCAACCTTCCGAGCCCAGAAAGAGGTCTCTGCCGGTATCCAAGCCACATACGAGGCCATAGCCGCAGACCGTATATTTTACTTAGAAGGCAGCTTAATAGAGCAAGATTCCCAATTAGGCCTAGCTAGCAAGCCCCAGTCGCTAGTCGAGGAATTCGGTGGCTACATCCGTCCAAAAGGCAAAGACGGCAAATTCAATCCTAAAGAAGACCCCGCCAAAGTAAATGACCACGGCCTAGATGCCCTCCGATATCTAATATACAGCCTAAAAATAGCCTACGGCATAGTCGAAGGCATGGAATCTAAAACCGTCTTTGAAGTGGAAAAAGCCCGTCATCCCGAGACTCAACAACGCACAGGCTATGGAGCCTTAATCCGCCAATCCCGTAGCTATACTTCAAGTACTGCGCCCAAACGACCATCCTGGCGAGGCTTTAGCTAATACATTATTTATAAGTAAGGTGACTAAATGACCACTCAGACAGCCTTAACCTCCGGCTTAGTAGGCCCAAGAGGCCAGCCTCTTAAAGGTCCAGGCCGACAGCCCACAGTAGCCCAAGTCCAAATGATCCCAGGACTAAGCTTTTGGAAAGGTACCGTAGCAGAAGAATACCTAGCTGAGCTTAAGCCCTGGTCCAAAGCCTTCAAGGTACTTAGGGAAATGTCTGACGACCCCGTAATAGGTACTTTATATGAATCCGTCAAAGCGCCTCTCATAGACGCCAAGTTCGATATTATACCAGCGTCCAGTACTCAGGCAGACCTTGATGCCGCTGATTGGCTCCGTGCCAACACCCTAAACGCAGAACACTTCGATTGGCTAGACCACGTACTAGAAATGCTGGAAGCTTTAGAGTACGGATTCTCTCTGTCCGAGATTGTCTTGGAAAAACTATCCGACGGCAGACTTTGGCTCTCAGACCTACTGCCTATAGGCCAAGAGACACTCCATCTCTGGGGCCCTCTTGACAAACACGGCAAAGTAACCAGCTTTACCCAAACCGTTCAAGCCGGTAGTTTTAACAGAACCCCTACACGTAATACAGCCCCTATGTCTAAACTACTACATTATCCATTTAGAGCCCGAAAACGTAATCCCATGGGTAGATCACTAAGCCGAGGGCTTTATAGGCCCTGGTACTTCAAAAAGAACCTAGAAGTAGTAGAAGCCATAGGTGCAGAACGCGACGTAGGTAACGTACCAGTAGCCCAGCTCGGCGAAGGCTTCATATCCAACGATGATAGATCAACACTGCGCCAATCCCTAGAAGGCCTCCGAATGGATGAAACTGCCTTCCTAATAGTACCAAACGGCGTAGAAGTCAAGCCATTCGGCGCAGGTGGCAAAGTCTACAATGTCCGTGAGATTATTAGAGATTACCAACACACCATAAGGCAACGCTTCTTTATGGACTTTGTGAGCTTTGGCTCCGAATCAGTAGGTACGCAGGCCCTAGCCAAGGAAGTCACCGGATTCTTTAGCTTAGCTCTAGGCTCCATCCAACGTGAACTACTCAGCGTATGGAACAAGCAACTAATCCCATACATGTTTAGATTCAATATGCTAAGCTTTGATGGTATTTCAAACCTACCAACTATACAGTGGTCACGCCCAGGCAAACTCAATGTCCAAAGCCTAGCCCAGTCAGTAACTACACTGCTTCAAGCCGGGGCCATACATCATACACCAGAACTAGAACACTGGCTCAGAGACCAATTTGAAATGCCGCCTATATCCGAAGAAGACTTAGCCAAAGCAATTGCTGAAGAAGAGGCCGCCATCAAAGCCGAGCAACAAGCTAGTCTAAATCCTCAAAAAGGTCAAGTCCCAGGCTCCGGAGCCAAAGAACGTCCATCAGGTAGTATTGCCTAAACTATGCCAGGATATCAAACAACATGAAGACTATACCAAGAGCCTGTATTAGATGCGACGGAGCCTACATCTACAATGGCATGGAATGGCTGTGTATAGTCTGCGGGTTTAGGCCTTGGTGGAATCCTGGAACCTCTAGCTTAGCCGCTAAAGCTGTGCTTTTAGAATATCATGCTAAACCTAAGCGAACTATTCTTGACACAGAGTCGGCCATAGCTTAAGCTAAATTCAGATTTCTAGCTCTAGGAGCAACTAAGTGCCGTTTGCAGGCTTCAAAGACTTTGATGAGTGTGTAGCTCAGAACCAGGACAAAGACAGTCCAGAAGGATTCTGTGCGGCACTCCACAAAAAGGTCACAGGCAAATATCCGTCCGAAAACGCGGAGCAAATCACAGCCTCCGGATCCATAGTCCACCTCTCTGAACCAGAGCTAAATAGTCTCTTAATCTCCAGCATGTTCACCGATGCCAAGCTAAAAACCATCAAAGGTGTTGAAGTCTTCAAATCCGGGAGCCATACCGACTCCCAAGGCAGATCAAGAACCTGGACCTCAGCAGAACTAGATAACATGCTCAAGTCCTTCCGAGACGGTGTTCCTTCAGCCGTCCATGTAAAGCTCGGGCATACCTCCCCTGAGCATTCGGATCGGGTTGCCAAGGATTTGGGCCTTCCTGCTGTGGTGCTCGGTGGTGAGGGTGATAGCGGAAGAGGGGCCGCTACCCTAGGCCATGTTTCTTCGTTGTCTCGCAGAAATGGTACCCTCATTGCCGAGTTATCTGTCCCAGAGGCCATATCCAATCTTATAGAAACCAAGATGTTTGGCGCAGTATCCTCCGAAATTATCGACGACTATCAAGGCCATGGGCCTGTCCTATCTGGCTTAGCACTTCTAGGCTCCGAACGCCCAGCCCTCAAAAGCTTAAACGGCTTAGGGCATGTCACTATCTTGGATGATGGTACCAAACCAGACGCTAGCTATATTTGGGAGTTTGAATCCGGATTATTTGCTTTAGGCGACGCCAAACAATGGTTGGCAGACTTTCTTCTATATCAAGGTAAGCTTCCAACTCCAGAAGAAATAAAAGATCGGATGATGTACCATCCAGAGCGGATTCCTTTTATCATGGAGGCGCTTAAATCAGCGTATGAAACACTAACTAGACCTAGGAAATTTAAGC